TTTAGCAATAAAACGAGTAGAATAACCTAATATAGAAAGAACCTCTATACGAATACGTTCAGATATGGTAAGATGATGATAGCTCATTATGAATTTTCCTTTCGTGTAGGTTTTGTGTGGTAACTTTATTTTACACGAAAATTCATAATGAGTTTTTTATTTTTCTAGGTGTCGCACTTCATTATACAATCCATCATATAGTAAAAATTTATAATTATTATATTATTATTTTCTCACAAAAGTCATAATTATAGTATCCTCACCATAATTATGCTTCATTTTCTCATAGTCTTTAGCCTCAATAGGTGTTATAACTACAGTCTTTAAGCTAGGATTTAATTTATTTACCTTTTCTACTACGCCTAAATGTTCATCACCATGAAAACTTCCTTGTACATGGAGGACTTTTGTATCTTTATGTTCTTTTAAAAATTCAACAATACTTTCCGCCATTGTTATAACTACTATTTTTTTATTTTTATGACTTTCATATAAGCTTATTTTATAAGCTTTTTTACTTCATTTTAATTAATCATCATCATATTTTTTATTATATAAAAAATAGAATGGCAACAAAATGGCAACATAAAAATATAGATTTTATAATTATACGCACTATACATCTTTATAAACATTGTACGCTTTTTCAATCTCTTTTCTATCTTGTTCGTCAAATAACTGATTTATAGATAAAGTTTTATATACTTCTAATTCTTTTAATATAGATGTATCTATTATAACCTTAAATCCTTTAAAGCCTTTTTTCTTATTCAATTTTCTTCTTATCATGGATAATCTCCTTTCAATATTGAAAGAGGTTATCCTCTATGGTACAATATCACAGAGGGTAACCTCTGTTTTTGGAAGGCAGTCTGTAACACTTTGGTCGGTAGTGCAGACTGTCTTTTATTTTTCTTCATTATAGTAGCCATCTAAGATTTTTTTTGCTGTATCCTTGTCTTTTTTCACAATTTTACTAAACTGTCTTATCATCTCCCATTCATCATCAAATGCAGCTATAGACCTAGTTTTTCTTGTTATAGCTTTTTTAGTTCCAACAGGTCTGCCAGCTCCTTCTCTTCTACCTCCCCAAGTTGTTTTTTTAGTTTCAATCAATTTAATCACCTCTCTACTTATATTATAGCACATTCTTGATTATTAATAAATAAAAATAATCAAGAATATAATAAAAAACTCATCTATCAAATTTTAATCTGAATAGATGAGTTTTTATAAATTAATCTGATATTTTATATATAGCATCATCATATGGTGGAATTAATATTTTTTTCTGTTTTAACATTTCTTTATAATCTTGCATTTCTTCAAATTTACCATAACTATCTTTAAACCATTCTTTGCCCAAATAATCTCTAAAAAAGATACCTACTACTAGAAATTTTTTCATGCCCATACCTTTATTTTCCATATCCAATACAATTTCTTGTTTAGGTAATATTGTTCTAATATATTTTACAGAAGTATTAATTTCACCTTCATTTATATTCATTGTATTTATTCCTTGTGCAACTACTATATCAAATATTGGATAATCAGATTTGTTACATATCTTAACTTCATTTTTAAATGAAGTCTCTGATATTATACATGGAAAAACCTTTTTAACTTCATTAATATGAAAATTTTGCTTATTCTGTTCTATTTGTTTTTTATTAAGTATATAAATTTGTTCATTTTGTTCTATTTTTTTCTTACTAAGCTTATAAGAACGATATGCTATACATGCACTTACTATAGGAATAAAATATGTTAAAAAAATATTTGAACTATCCATACTAAAACCTCAACATATAATTATAATTTGATATTTTTATTATATATTATCCAATATTCATATTCAATAAATTATAATTTAAACTTACAAAGATTTTACTATGATAACTATCTCCATAACTATATATCTCTCTTTATTCTTTTAAAAATCTTAACTATCCTAGTAAAATTAACTAAAACCCTTGTATATAAATACTGTTAGTATTATAATAAGAACCATAAAGATTTATTTTATTAGATTTAATATTAACAAAAATTGTATTTGAATATTCGATTTACTTCATATTTGATTTAACTTTAACAAATGTTGTATTTGAATTATACTTCTTCTGTTCTATAACCACTATCTATCAAAATTTAACTTTAACAAATGTTGTATTTGAATAAAAGCAAACATATTTTTAATATATTACTTTCTCTAATTTAACTTTAACAAATGTTGTATTTTCCCTATAACAACAAAAAAGCCCCTATTACCTAGATTTTTTCTAAGCAATAGGGGCTTTTAGCAATAAAAGAAAATGTTATTTAATTATAACTCTTTTATTAAATTTTATCTATAATTTTATTTACTTCTGCGATACCTTTACCATCTAGCTTATCTATTATCCCAAGATAAGCCACATTTCTAGCTACTACAGATGTGCTAGTAGTTGTAATTATTTGTTTTTGTAATTTGTCCTTAAGCTTTCGTTTTTCATCCTCAAGTTTGGACCTGATAAAAATTTTTGCAAACTCTTTTAATATGTTCATTTTTATTCCTCTGCTGGTGCTAATTTATTAACTACTTTTTCTACAATCCAAAGACTACCATTTATGGCTACTAGTAAGAAAATAGTATCTCTAAATTTTACCCAGCCTTTTTCATCAACCGCACTATTTTTAAGCTCTGCAACAAAAGCTGTAGCTACTTCTTTAACTGCTGGCAATGCCGTATCTTTAATCCATTTTATAGCCATATCTTTTACTTCAGTCGTAATAAAATCCTTCATATTTTCTAAAACTTCATTTTTAATTTCATCAATAGTCATCATTTATACGCTCCTTATTTATTTAACAACATATAATCTGTAACGCCTCTAGCAATAGCACGTGCGATATCGTCCTTACGCTCAATTAATTTTTTAGCATCTTCCATATTACTGATAAAGGCTGTTTCTACTAATACAGCAGGCATAGTAGTATGTTTTAAAACTTTTAAAGAAGGATATTCTTTTATACCTCTATTAACCGTATTAATAGAACCAACAATTTGATTTTGAATACAAGTAGCTAATTTGTGGGCTTCTGTATTGAAACTAAATACTTCAACCTCTGTCCCTTTAGCTTCCGAATTATTAAAAGAATTACAATGAATACTGATAAATAAATCCGCTCCCCAATTATTAGCAAGGTCGCATACTGCTATAGGTCTATCATTATAATAATCTGTATCATTGCAAAGATTGTCAGATTGCAGACTTTTTGTTTTAATACCTACATTATTAAGATACTTTTCAACTAATGCTCCAATTACATATGCAATATCACATTCTCTAATTCCTAAAACATCATTTTTTGCACCAAAGTCATAAACTTTATCATGTCCTGGATTAATAAAAACTTTCATTAAAATTTCTCCTTTTTAATTTCTGTAAATTGTGCTAATGTTGCTTTTAGTTTTTCTGGAATAGGTAATCCACAGTTGGCGGAATTCTCTAATATAGATAATGCTTCTCTACCAATAAAAAAGAGCAATACAACGTCTTTCGCCATTGTTTGCCCTATCAAATCTATTCTGTATGTTGTTGCTATAACTAATAAAATAACAACTTTTTTTAATGCACCAGTCCCACATTTACTACTATCTAGCTTCATATTCGGATTTATATATGCAGCACTTATACCAGTTATATAATCTATAACCATTAGAATTAAAAGTGTTTCAAAACTATCAGACCATGGTCCAAATAAATGCTGCAATAAAACTCCCACAAAGGCAACACCTCCTCCAATATATACCTCTAACCTTGTTGGAATTAAAGAACTAATAAAGTTTATAATTTGCTCATACAATATCACCACCTACTTACTACTTACTAGATTCTAATTCTGATATTAACTTTTCTTTTAAACAGTTGGGGCATTTTTCATTTGTACATTTGCCTTGTTCATCAAGCTTTTTAGCACAAATATTACATCTTTTAGTCATTTGCTTTTACCTCCTGAAGCTTATTATTTGTATCTTCAATAACAGAAGCATACTCTTTTTTTAATTCCGATTGTAATTCGGTATCATCTGTAAGTACTGCTACCAACATAGCGTCTTTTATATCAGCAATTTGTTCATCATTAGCTGCCATAATTTCATTAATTTTCGCTAAAGCTTTTTCTTCTTCTGTTGGTTCTTTTGGTGGCACGTATTCACGTTCAGATTTTGCCTTAATATAGATATCAACATTATCAATATAACCTTCAAAATCAACATTAGGATATTCTTTAAATTCTTTGTTGACCACACAACATTCTTGGTAATTATCGTAGATAACTTCATTCAAATCTTTTAATGTTAATTCACTATCTAATTTAAAATTTTCTACAGTATCAGAATACTGTTTATCACCATTTATAATTAAAATCTCGCCTTTTTGAATTTGAAAAACTCTCATAAATTTATTCCTTTCTGTGATATACTCTCCTAAATTTTATTTTTAGATTTTTAGGAGTGATTATTTTGAGAAAACCTAATGGATATGGAAGTATTAAAAAATTAAGCGGTAATCGGAGGCGACCTTTTGTTTTTGTTATTACTCAAGATGGTAAACAAAAAGCTATGGGCTATTTCTGTTCGCAAGTCGAAGCAGAAATATATGCTGCCGATTTCAATAAAAAGAACCATAAAATTTTGCATGGACATGAAACAACCTTTTCAGAATTATTCTATAGATGGTTACCTTTTTATATAGACAAGCACCAACCTAGTAAAAGCACTATAAACAGCTATAATAATTCTTATAAACATTGCCTACCTTTACATGAAATGCCATTAAAAAAAATTAAGTATTATCACTTACAAGACATTATAGATACAGTTAAAAGAAAAGGACTTTCCTACAGCACTTGCAAGAAAATCCGTTCTACTCTTAGTTTAATGTTCAAATATGCTTTAATGATGGAATACGCAGATAAAAATTATGTTATGCTTTTAAATTTAGGCAAAAATAAACAAAAAAGACCACACAAACCATTTACACGTCAAAAAATAAATAAGTTATGGTCTAATTTACAACAAATTGAAGGTGTCGATACTATATTAATTCTAATTTATACTGGCATGAGAATAGGAGAACTTTTAGAACTTACCAAAGATAATGTTTATATGCGACAAAAATACATTAAAATAACTAAGTCCAAAACTAAATCTGGTCTGCGAATAATTCCCATACATGAAAAAATATTTCCATTGATACAAATACGTATGCAAACACCTGGTAAATACCTTATTTGCCGACATGATGAAAAGCCTTATAACTACAGCATTTATTGCACTTTATGGGATAAGATTATGCTGACAATTAATGCCAAACATACCCCTCACGATTGTCGTCATACTTGTGCAACTTTGATGGATAACGCAGAAGTAAACTATAATGCTAAACGTAAAATATTAGGTCATGCATGCAGTGATGTTACAAATGGAGTTTATACTCATAAAGATATTAGACAATTGCGCAAGGCAATTAATAAAATAAAATGATACTAATAAGATACGTATAAACCGAATTAAACTTTAAAAATCAGCATTAGTTAGATTTTATTTGTGTTACTAATTGCTACTTGTAAAAACACTAAAAATAGCATATTTCTAAAACTTAAAAATCCTATAACCACGCAAGTTACTGCTGTTATAGGATTTCTTTTTTAGTAAAAATTAGAGAAATATTTATCTTTAATATTATGTTTACAGCCTTTATTAAAATTTTACCTGTAGGGGAATTACCTGAACACGACCATGCTGGAGTTATGACTCCAACATCTTTAACTGGCACAATAAATGGTACGTGGGGACCATTGATAGATAATAATATAAATGCTAACGGAATATTAAAAGTCTATAGACATGGAAATGATAATTGTCAATTAGAGGCAGGGAATAATAATAGAAATTATTTCTCTGTAGAAGAATTACCTGCTCACAATCACACAGCGTCCACTAATACAACTGGTAATCATACACATAAATATGGTGGCACTTCTATTTATTGTGATGCTTATCAACGACAAGATTTACCTACATCAGCAGATAAAAAATCTTGGTTTACGTCAGAAGAAGGTAATCACAGTCATACTGTAATAATTAATAATACTGGTAGTGGTACTGCACACAACAATTTGCAACCTTATGTTAGTTGCTATATTTGGAAAAGAGTTAATTAAGATATACGTTCCCAAATATAAATTGAAATATAAGGCTGTAAATTATTATGAGCCATATTTGAGCCTGTATTATTAATTGTTATAGCATGACTATGTGAAGCATCTACAGTGAGTTGGTGCACAAACTCTCCACCGGTCTCACCTGCTACAAAATTATGTGTATAATTTTCTGTTTCTACCTTACCTTGTGCCAAAAGTACACGACCAGCAGGCATTGCTTCCCAGGTACCAAAGCCAAATAGTTCTGATGGATTAGTACTAACTGTAGATATATAAATACTACCAACTGGATATATTTTTTTCATAGTATCTAACATGGGAGCATATTTTGCTATGGCATTTCTAACAAATCCACAAGTAGCAATTTGTGTATCATTCGTATCTACATTAGCAGTTGGAGCTGTTGGTGTTCCTGTTAATCCAGGGCTTTCTTTTGGTGCTAGTGTAGATAAATCTACACTAACAGCACTTGCAACACCATTATTTATATATACTGGCTTGGTAGCACTTCCCACTGTAGAAGTTCCTAATTTATTAGCAACACTTGAATTATTAGCATTATTAGCATTTTCTGCTGTAGTAGCTTTTGCTGCTAAATCCGCATTAGCTGCACTATCGGCTTTACCTTGAAGATTACCTATAAATTTAGTAGCGGTAATATTATAACCACTAGCATTTAAATTTCCTGTAACTGTTCCACCATTCTTATCTAATTTCTTATCAAATAATGTCTTATGTGCTTCACTATTCTCATTATGATTACTAATTAATTCTTCTGTGTTTGTTTCTATTCCCATAAACTCATCATATAAATATTTAAATTTTAAATCGTTTAATCTTTGAAGAGAATCAAACGATTGATATGATGGTGGAACATTCCCTAAATATCCCCAACCTTTTAAATAATTATCATCTGTCCAATCAATTTGAGAACTTGCCCCAGAAGCAAATATTTTTTGAAAATCCAATTCACTCATACTACATATCCTTTCTTAATTAAGTTATTACTAAATATTTCAGACAATGGAGCTTGACCAAATCCTTTAGCAAATTTTTGATTATAAAATCCAAAAACATTATCTTTATCAAAGTGTGTCATACTTTGACAACTAACTCCAGCAGGTCTAACTATTAAATCTAAAGCATTTGCAAATAGAATTTCATTTTTTGTTAGTTTTCTACCAATACCAACAATAAATTTTGCATTATAAATATCTTGTACTATAGCAATGTCCGTTTTAAAAATAAACTGTATAGATTTTATAGTGTCATTCATATAACATAAAGAATTATTTTTATTAACTTTAGCCCAAAGAATTAATCTATATTCTTCATCAGACAAAGATGTACTGGATAAATAAGGTTCGCTATATTCTCTAAAACGAGCTTGATTAAAACCAGTAGTATTAATTTGATTTTCAAATCCAAAAAAATTTATAGTAATAGCATTATTTATTAACCTGTTTCGGTCCACAATTTCTCCTATACCATCTAACTGTGCACCTTCACCTGTATCTATCCATCGCTTTTCTTTTAAATTATTAAAAGTATCATCTAATAACTGTAATTCATCTGAAATTGCACAAAAAATTGCTTGTAAAACTTTCGTATTAGAAAATTGTACAAGCAAATGGTTCATCATACTTTCATATCTATTCATTTATAATCACCTCTATTTGAGAGATGTCAAATGTTGCATTCTCATGAGCAGAAATCACAATATTATTATTGTTATATTCCTTAGGTGTTTCTCCTGTAGTAGCTTTTATATCTATATATGCTATAGCATTAATATTATTATAAATAGCACCTATAAATTTTTGTAATATAATATCTTCTCCAATATTTATTTTACTTGCTTCTTGTAAAATAATTTCTTTAATTTCATTTGGAGTATTTTCTCCCCATGTTTGTTCAGTATTTTTGGTAATAGTAATTTTAAGCCATATCTTAACTTGCTTAGGTCTATTAAAACGTATAAGATGACTAATCCCTTGATTATCCAATACTGTTTTTTCTATATCACCAAAAGTATTTATTCCTGGAGCTTTATAATTATATATTTCTTTTGCAATATCATCTTCACTGCCACCTTCAACAATTATTTCTATACTATGTGGTGGTCTATTTTCACTATCTGTATCACTATCATTTTCATATGCCAAGCAAGCAGTTACTCCAGCTACATTACTATATATATTAGCTTGTATTGCCTCCAACATTACAGAAGCTTTACTATACACCGAAGATGACCAACGTTGCCTAAGTTCTACATCCGTTTCTGCGTCCCTTCCAACTATATTTTTTATATTACTTACGCTATTCCAACCTGTAATAAATGTATTTATATTTTTTACACTACCTAATGTAGGATTTATACTTCCATATATATCTGACACAAAATAAATAGGACTACTTACATTTTTTATTATTAAATTAGTATTAATACTGAATATCTTAGTTTTATCATTACTACTAATAGTAAGCAAATCATTACTTAAATTAAAATTTAAATTTTCTTTAGAAAATTGATTATATATATTTGTTAAAACATTTGATACATTATCAGATATTTTTGCAGTATAAGATTTTTGTTCTCCATCTATTGTTATAAAATAGGTTTTATCATTTTCTACATTATCTATAGTTAATTCAATTTTACTAGCATTATCTGAAGATATTTTACTTTCTTCTTTTATTGTATAAGTATTAGTATTTTCATCTTGAATTTGTAAATTAACAGGAAGCCTAGTATTATTCAGACCTGTACATTCGCAAATTATAATAGTTTGTTCAGCTTGTATAGGTCTAATAGCACTTAAAGCTGCTGCATTTGATAATGATATACCAGTTGCTGTATGTGGATACATAGCAAAATAAACATTTTCAGCTAATTCCCATAAATCCGCTAGTTCAAATGCATAAATCCCATGAATTTGACCAAATATAGAATTACTATCTGTTTGAATAGCTATTCCTAATTTATCTGCAACACGTTTATTTAAACTATCAATTATTTCTGGTAATCTTTTTCGTTTAAAACCTTCTTTTGTCAACCCATATTCAACTGTTGTTACCATATCCCAATATCACCTCATTTGTTATTAATCCATATTTTGTATTTATTTCATAGTTTATAGATAATTCTCTCCGTATCATTGAGAAATCTAAATTCATAGATGATATTTCCTTTACACCTTCAATATTCATTATCTTTTCAGAAAAAATTTGCTTTATGTGATTTTTATTTGGATTTTTAACTAAAATATATTCTAAATAAGGTATTCCTTGTCTAGTATCTAAAAACCATTCATTCAACCAAAAACGCAGAGTAATTAGCACTTGTTGGGCTATTCGCTCTGCGTTATCTATTAATATTAAATCATTATTTTTTATTACTAAATCATTATTAGCTGTATTTAAAGCTATATCATAAGCCAATAAATCACCTTCTTTTATTGTGCCTCTCCTGTACTACCACCACCATTTTCAACATTTCCATGTGTATGATGGAGAAGACTTATACCATTTACTACTAAATCGCCATCAGCAAATTTAAAATCAGTACCATTCAATATACCACTAAAACCATTTTCAGTTATCTGAATCATAGCCGAACCATTAAATAAACACACACTATTTGCATGTTTAATATTACTTTTTGTTGCATTTGTATATAATCCAGGTATACAAATTGCGTCATTTAACGAATGTTTTCTCAAATCATCAGAAGTATTGCTATTATTTACAAAATCATCCAATTGTTTTTCCGCAAAAATTATTAAACAGCCATCACCAGAAGATATAGGAAATGTAACTCCTGAATTACCTCCCATTCCTGTAGGAAATACTACCGGAACATTATAAATAATAGGATATGCAAACTCTCGATAATCTTCTGTTTTATAAGTTCCACTAGGTTGCACAATAGCTCTATTTATACTAGCGTCATATGAAATTATTTTTCCATTTAACGCAGTATGTATATTACTTATTTTCTCATCTACCCAATTATCTACTACATTACGAATTTCATTTGATGTTTGGCTCATATATAAGTCAACCTTTCAATCAAATCAATTTCACTATACCATTCATTAGAACTAATATCACCAGTATGACGAATAGCCTCTACTCTAAACCAACCTGTTATAAATTTACTTTCAACTTTTACAGCATCTCCAGGATTTATTGATGGTGATAATAAAGTTTTTATCTTCCAACCTGCTTGTTTTTCTGCACGGTCCTTATTCTCTTTTCTTTTTCTTTTGCGTTTTGGTGTTTCTTTATCAGTTTTATAATTAGATTTTACAATTCTTTCAGGGCTTCCAATTAGTCCACTATCCGCTGAAAAAACAATTCCTCTATTAGCAACTATTCCACCATCTAAAATTATTTGTAAAATATTATTTTGTATTGACCATGTACAGCCACTACCATAACATATTTCACTTAATGCTTCAGCACCTTTACCAATGAAAGAATATCCATTTTTAAAAGTACCAAAAGTCGCACCTTCTCCAAATACTATAGATAATCCCATATTTCTAGCAATAGCATTTATTATAGTATCACCAGGTGTATTAGGCGGAAAAGATATGCTCATAATGCTATCTCTAATGGCAACCTGCCCATCACTTAAATCAAATTTTGTAATTATATCTAATCCATTAATCTTAGAATATGCTTGTATTACATTTCCTATAAATAATTTTGTTACTCCACCATTGCCTTCATAACCTGCTAATATCTCACATTTTATATCAGGCTTTTCAATAGCTTTTCTTGTTGTATCACTTAAATTATAAATTTCTAAACTACTTTTATTCGTTTGTTTGGTTAAGTCTTTTTCTACAGTAAACTTAACTCTTAAGGTATTAGCAAATTCATAACCTATCTCAGGAAAAATAACTTTATACTGCCGTTTCCAAAAGCTCATTTAGTTCCTCCTTAGGTATATAAATCAATATTGCACTATTATTAATAAAATCTTTTCTAGTTATCACTTGTTTATTATTATTTACTACAGCTATTAATTCACCTTTTGGCAAATCATGTCGTTTATATTGTGCTAATAAAGGAAAATTAGGAACAATTTTTATACTTCTTACTATATCAACATTATTACTATCTCTAATATCTATAGTCCAATCTTTACTGTTACTATTATATGCAAAATGTAATTTGTATACTTTATCATCTAAAGTAACTGTCTCCACAAAATCATTACTATCTGTAACAGAAATACTTACCACTATATCACTCCTTCTATAATAATGATGAAATTATTGTATTAATTGCTGTATTAACACTTACTTCTAAACCTGTTTGAATTTCTCCAGCAACACTATAATCAGCTTGTATAGTATTTACTTTTACTGTAGATGTATTTTGAATTGTTGTCATACCTGTACCTAAATTACTTTGTGTTGCTGTACCCCCATCTTTTTCAGTAGTACCTGCTTTGCCTTGAGCGTCATTATTAGCGTATTCTTCAGGAATATCTTCTGTTCTTTGTGTAACAATTTGTACATATTTAAATTCAAGTTCCATTTTATAACAAATACCATTTTTTACTGTTTTTGGTAATGGTGCTCGTACCATTACCATATTATTATAAATAGAATCTACAGTTTTTATAGTTATCGGTTCTCGATTTAAATATATTTTCATTAAAGAATTTGCTACATTTTGTAACCTATTATTATCAACAGTACCAAAACTAATTGGAGTAGGCGTAAATACTACCTGCATTTTTAAAGACATTGGTTTTCTTTGTACATGGTCAGCAATTATAGAACCATCTTCGACAGGGTTCTCTGTTACCTCACTATCAAAATTAGTTTCTGTTTCTAAAAGTACATCTACAGATAAATCTCCTATTTTAGCAGGTTCTGTTAATTTAGGCATAAGTGCAGGATATGTTTGTTGTTTATTCTTTTTTTCAGGCAATATACCTGGTATTTTTCCGATATACATAACAAAACCTCATTAATAGCCTGGATATAATGTTGGGAAATCTAATCCACTTACCACACTAACTGCCTCATCAGAATTTTTAACATTAAAGTTATTATTCATTGTGTATTCATAACTAGCAGAAGATACAGCATTACCTATACCATCTAAAACAGTATCTGCAAAACTTTGCAAACTATTTAATTTACTACTAGCCCATTCAATTTTATCTAATACCCAATTTTGAATAGCATTTGCTATCTGCTGCAATATACTTATTGCAAAAGAGCCTAAACCACTAAAGAAATTTCTAACTGAATTTATTGCATTTCCAAAAGCTGAAATAAATTGTCCAACTGCTATAAATGTTTCTGCAATGAAATTACCAAAAAACTGGGCTATGCTTGAGAAAAATAATGAAACTGCTTGTAAAGCATATATAAAAGAATTATATAAACTTTCTACAATTATGTTCTTAAGAATAATTAATTGTTCATAACACCATTGAATAGCCTGAATAACAAATCCAATAGCACCAGCTACTGCAATAAAACCACCATAAATATATGTTAGAATTATTACTCCAATATTAACAAGTAATTGAGCAAATTCCTGATTTTCTTCTATAAGATCTGCTATAAAATTTATTATTGAAGTAAAAATTTCTATTATAGACCCCAATATACTAGCTATAATAGCAAATCCTGTTGCAATAAGTGGTGCAATAGTTATAAAACTATTTTTTAGTAATGGTAATATATCTGAAGCTAGTCTTGCTATTGCCTGCAAAAATGGCTCTATTGTTGGCAATAGTCCACTAAATATTTCTTGTAAAGCATTTTTAATTCCAAAAAATATATCATATATATCAAAATTATTTAATTCATTAGTGAATGGTTTAAAAGCTTCTACGATATCCATTACTATATCTTTTAAAGAAGAAAATCCTTCATATAGTGTAAATAAGATAGGATAGCTATCTTGAAATCTATCTAACCATTCCTGACTTCCATCATAATCATCCATTAAGGTAAACAAATCATTTACAATGTTAGAAATATACATAACATTATTAGACATAGATTTAGCAATAAAACTAAATACACCTGTTCCACGTTCTAATCGCTGTGTAAATCTATTCCAAAGATTTTCTATTTGTTGCAAAGACTGACCAATAGTCGTAGGCATTTTAGAAAATTCTTCATCCATTTTTGCACCAGCAGATAAGATAGCTCGCATTATATCTTCAGATTTTAGTTCACGCTCCGACCCCATTTCTTTTAATTCTCCAATATCTTTACCAAAGTATTCAGCAATTTTTTGCATTAGCGGTTGAGCATTTTCATTCAAAGAATTCAATTCATCTCCCATTAGAAAGCCACTACCTAACGCTTGTCCTAATTGTAATATTGTAGATTGTGCTTCCGCTGTACTTGCTCCACCAATAGTTAAAGATTTAGATACAATATCTGTAGCACGCATAAAATCTTCTGTATTAAATCCATATTTTTTAGTGCCATTAGCAATTTTAAAATACAAATTTCCCATTTCTTTCATGCCTTGCCTATTTTGCTGTGATAACACATATAATCTATCTTCAATATTAAATCTTTCTTCATCTGTAGAAGTAATGGTTCTAAGTCTACCATCTAAATTCATCATCTCATCAGCAGATTTTTGTATTGCTTGTGTAAAAGCTATTATTCGGTCTATCGCAAAAGCAGCTATAATTGCTTGTCCAAGCATTCTTGCTCCATTTATCAAAGAATGCATACTACTTTGTAGACTTAAAATATTAGCTCTTGCTTGAGTTGTATCTGCATTTATTTTTAAATATTTACCATTAGAACCATGCCAACGCCCCAACTTATCTTGATATGCTCCCATTCTTCTAAGTTGTTCTGATGTATAAATGGCTTCTTTTCCTATTCCATTAATACTTATTCTGGTCTTATTTGCACTATTAGAAATTTTATTCCACGCATTACTACCTACATTAGCTATTTTCGATAATTTAGATTTTGTTTTATTTATACTATTATCTGCTTTATTTACACTATTTTTATCTAATTCATAAGCTATCTTAGCTATTAATTCTCGAACTACCATATTGTTTACCTCCTTTCTTTAATGATGGCATATTAGCATATTCAATATCTGACTTCATATCTAAAAAATGGTTAATTTCAACGATTTCAGCAAGACTTATTTTGCCATACTTTACATCTAAGAAATTAACCATTCCACTATCTATTGCTCTATAAATAAAAATTACATTTCCGAAGTATTCACTTGTTGTGCCAGGAATGATGGGAGTTTTATCTCTGCCAACGTTTTTTGGACACCAATCGGAACGCTGGAGAGCTGCGAAAAATCCAAATAATTTACCTTAAAAACTTTTATTGCTAAAACAATCATATCAATAATTCGACCTTCAAAAACTTCATTAATAGCTCCTTCATCAAGACGAATAAAATCTTTTTTCCCATTAGATTTTTCAATTTTTACTGCTACATATTTTTCATCTAATAATAATTTTAATGCTAATTCTAATTTATCACCGTCTATTGTATAAGCTAATTTTTCTAATCCATTACTTATAATTTGTAACATATCTCCTAAATTTTCAGTATCCATATCCCCATTATTTTCGGAAATACCTTTCAAGACGCCACCTAATGCAGGAGTAATAATTTTTTGTAACTCACCTAATACCCTAATAGCATAAAATGGTGGAAACTGTCTTACTGTAAATACATCATCACCAATTTTAACTTCTGTAAATTTACCACCAGTCCACATTATCAATCATTACCTCCAATCATTGGGTTTGCAACTTGTCCTGTATGAAATACCCATTCTTGAGCTTCAATTTTTCTACCTCTTTTATGTTCAGGAAAATTTGTAATCCATGCTTGATTGGCTTGAAATACTGTTGTTCCTGACAAATCTTTAATAGTTAATGGTAATATACCTCTGCCTGTAGAACGATCCAAATTATAAACGTTACTAAAATAATCATTTGTCTTAGATGTTGTAGCCAATGCAATGGTTACTTCATATGTTTGATTTGGGTCCATACTACGTCCAACACTGCCATCAGCACCGCTGTAAATTTGTGTTCCTTCTCCTAAAGGTTTAATTGTTACCATATCATCTTCTGCAAATCCGTCAACTTCTCTTGAACCATATACTATTACAAGCATTTTAGGATTATATGTTACTACTCCATCACTCAATTTATTTCACCTCTTATTGATTAGTTTTTTCAATTAAATTTTCATACGTAAGACTACCGCTTATATTTATAGCATGTATAGCACCAGCTAAACGTGCAGTAAATGTTACATCTTCTAATAATCTTTGTGCCTTAGTATTAGCAGAAATATTAGATGCTAATGGTACATTTATAACATACCCTTTATTTATATTTCCATCTTCGTCATATTCATCTGGAGTTATACCTCCTCGTTGCTGACCTAATTTTAAAGCTGAATTAATTTGTGCTTCAATTATTCCTATACCACCATCTGTAAATGGAATTTTATCTCTATTAATAAGCACATTAAAAACATTTACCATTATTTCTTCTTGTAACCAATCTCTAAAACGTATTACATCAATCCATTCGCCAGCAGATGTTTTCCCATTTTGAGTAATTGCTACATTTCTAAAATTTTCAAAAGTATTGCCATTTTTATTAGTGATAGCAATATACTCTGTTTCTGTTAAATTATCTGCTATTACACCTGCTAATTTTTTATTCGCCCATGTTTCACCACCAGGATTAATAGAAAAACATCTAGCAAATAATGCACATTCTGGAAAATCATCATCATTTGTGTGATATAACCAAAATGTTCTGTAATAATTATTACTCTTTAATAAACTACCAATATCTGTATCTATTTCACTATCCGTAGCCTCTTTTTCATTAACAACACAGCCAAATAACTTAGTATGTGTTTCGGTCCATTGTGCCAAAGCCAAAATATCTGATTTTTCTCTGCTAACTAAAGCAATTCCATAAAAATCATTATCACTAGCTACTATAGCTGCCATTGTCTCCGATAAGGTTTCAGTTGCAAGTATTGGTTCACATGATAAATTAGAGGATAAACTTACTGTAAAGGCTGTTCCTTTCTCTTTAGTTTCTAATTTTAATTTTTCTGATTCAGCTGTAACTGTAATTTCTTCATGAGCATTCATTAAAGTTTGCAAACCTTCTATAATAGTTGTCGCACTAGCTTCACTTGAACTAGAATACTCATAATCTTGTTTTCCTTTTTTAGTTTCTAATGTAATTTTATATTTTGTATTATCTTTTACATCAGATACAGAAATATTGATTTCATCTACTTGTCTGCGTCCTATTTTTACAATATTAGGTCGTGGTATTTGTGAAAAAGCGTCCGCTGCTGCCAAATATAATTTATCTGTTGCCTTAAAACCATCTTCAAGCATACTATCTACATTTGTATAAGTAGTTACACGGCTTAATGTATTTAAATGCTCTCCAACAATCAATAATGTACTAAATCCTTCTTTACTTATTCCTGTAGTATTAAGACTAATTTGCACATTAACAATTCTATCTAAATTAGCCATTATATTTCCTCCGTTATTATTTCTATTGGTAATTCTTTACCTGTATTACCTGTAATTTTAACATTTGCAATATATCCTACATCATCTAAATAAGTAGGAGTAAATCTTATTATTATGTCTACACTTGCTCTAGTAGTAAAGTGTGTATTATTCAATAAGGCAGATACATCCTGAACTGAATTATAGTCAACAATAGCTATATTAGCTTTAAATAACCTATTTATAACTGATTGTTTATTTAATTTATCAATCAGTTTATATAACATAGTACATGCATTTCTGTTATTATCAGCAAATACTTGTATCTCACATGTTAATAATTTATGTCCAATTATATTATTAACTCCTGGCTTATTAGTACGTTCAAAACTAGATTGTACCTCATCTTTTATAGAAGCATATCTTATATAAGCAAAAGTATCTTTGGGTTTAGGTGCATTTTGATAAGCATAAATCACTTTATTTTTTTGTAAATCCAACAATTCTGCCACTAAATCGTGAAATAATAAATTCTGTTCATCATTCATCTGTTATCTCCTGTGCATAAGCTTTATAATGATTTATTAAACCATTCTGATAAGCATGACAAGCAATAATCTTATATTTTTCTCCCATATATAAAAGCACGTCAGCATTTTGTTCTGACGTGCTTTTATCTGTTAATAACTTAGTATTTGTATAAATTTTTACAGCATTATTTGTATTAGTTCCTTCAGGAAATATTTTAGTATATTCATCTAAAGATATAGGCTGTACTGTAGCCAGTATTTTTAATGTATTACTATCATTTGTAATATATTTACCACTGTCATCATAGTACCCTTCTTTTCTTAAAATAACCACAGACCTTCTAAACGACACATAATCACTCCAATTTATGTTTAATACTTGCTCTCATGCGTCCAGTATCAATTAATGGCTTATTATCACCTTTAGCTCGTACAGTAGCAGGTGAAAGAGGTGTAAAATTTCCATCTGTAATTTTTTCTTGTATCATGCCAGCAACTTTTAAACCAATTAAATTTAATGCTTGTTCTGGAGTTTGCTTACCTTCAATTATTTTTGCCCCTAACTGTCCTGATAAATTAGCTATTTGAGATGAGTTATCGTCTAATGTGCTACGAATAAATGAGCGTTGTGGTATATGTTCTGCTCCATATTCATGAATACTGCCAATATATGCCATTGTATTTTTCCCATCAGCACTCATATCACCTTCTTGAATACCCACTTTTAATACTTTTTTATCAAGTGTTTTCATATTTTTTATAATCTTTTCCCAACCTAAATCAATATCTTTTACATTCATGGTTTTTTCCTCATAATCCCTAGAGGTTTACACATTTTTTGTAAATCTAAATATCTAATACCATAATAGGTTTTATTTAAAATACTTTCATTTTCCATATTATTTTGAGCATATGTTCTAGATAAATCTCCTTCTTTTTCACTTATTACTTTACCTGCAATAATAGAACTATCTAAGGCTCCATTCTCATTATTAGCTATATTATCTAAAGTAATATAATGTGCAATAAAAAAAGCAAGTGCTTTCTCATAGAACTTGCCAAAATATTTTTCAGATACGAAATCTGAATATAGTTCAATATATTCTTTTATTTGTTCATCATCTATATCTATTTTAGGAGCAATTACTCGTATTTTATTTATTACTTTATTTATTAATTCCTCACTCATCATTTTTAGTGGCTTCCTTTATTTTTTTTTCAGCCAATTCATTAATTCTTTTTGATTGTTCGAGAGATTTTTTTTCATCCAAGATTAAAATTTTCCCATTTGCGATTTTATTTACCATTTCAGGATAATTTTTTTTTAGTTTTTCTAGCTGTACCTTTTCAATTTTTATAGGATATCCTGGTTTTAATTTTAATTCACCGATATTTAAAATTCTAGCTTCTGTGTTTTGCAAATACATAATCTTACACTCCTACCGCTTTAGTAAAACAATATGGTCTAAATACAGTAACACCAATAACTTCGGAATGACATGGTACTGTAAAAGCTAAATTTTTAGCTTGTATTGGCATTTGTTCAAATCTATTTGGTATTTCCAAACGTATATAGTCTGGGTCAAAATAACCCACAATCATAATATCTTTTGCCCCTGTACTATCAGCGTTCTTTAATTCTCCAATTTTTTCCCAACGTTTAATTTCCGGATGATTTTCTTTAAGCATTGCTAATACAGTTTTTGTAGTTTGTCCGTCTGCTGTAGTATAAAGAGTACTAGACAATGTAGTATATGCACTTGGTGGCAGCAATACTGTATTAGGTTGTTCTGTATCATCTGTATTATCTTGAATTGTATTAATAAACTCATTCATATCTCGAAATTGTTTTTCTGCTGTTTTTGAACTTAATGCTGTTCCTGAGGCTTCGCCATCATTTTTTAATGTGTATTCAGATAAATTAGGATTATCTAAAAATCCAATGATACCATTATCTTTATCTCCAAACCATGCAATTTTATTAATTTTTACATCATTTGCTTTTCTAGCTGCACTTGCTTTCATTGTGCTAAGTGGAGTATTAGAAAATACTGCATGTTGTAAATCTCTAACAGAATACTGATATGCTATTCCTAATTGTTTTACTTTAACGCTAGTTTCTTCTACAAATATATCAGCAAGTGGTAAATCATCTGCTGGATTAGCAACTATTTTAGCCATACCAACCATATCATAAGTACGTTGTAATGCTGTAGTTGCACCTGCACTAACTTCTGTTTGCACTGGAAATACTGTAAATGCATTCAATTTTCCATGTGTTACTTCTAAAGTTTTAGCTCTAACTTGTGTAAGCATTCTAGCTGCAATAGCTGAATAATTAGCATCAAAATTTGGTATAGCGTGTGCTATTACATCTGAATCTAATCTCTCTACATTTAAAATATAATCTCTACTATTCATATTTACTACTCTCCTTGCTCTACAGTTACATTTCTAAGGCGTAAAAGTGCTAATTTACCACTTTCAGCACCTTTTATATATGTTGCTCCAACTACTGCTGTACCTGTTTTACCCCATTTATAAGTACTTGCCATAATACAAGCAACATCACCTGCGGTAACAGCTTCACCAACTTCAACATAAATATCACCTGTAGACATAATTGCTACACTATCACCTTGTTCATAATAAGGATTAGATGGTTCTTTATGATTATGAACAACTACTCCAATAACTTTACTTTCAGAACCACTATCTACTTTTTTTACTAAGTTTTCAGTTGTACCTAAAACTACAGCGTCTCCAGGATTTAATCCTTTTTCTTCTTCAACAGCATAGCTATCACAATTTCTAATAGCAGTATTAGCTATCATACCTGCAAAACCTTTATCTAGTTCTCTACTGTACCAACTCATTTTATTATTCTCCTTTATATGCATTTGCTTCTGCTTGTTTTAATTCTTCCATTTTCTTAATGTAATCAAAATCATCAAAATTCATTTTATTATCATTATCTCCATTAATAATTCTTCTTTTAGAAGCACTTGCACTATCTATATTAATTTGCTGTTCACTGCATACGTCAAACATGCCATCAATATATTCTTCACTTTTATTATCAATATTAAAATCTCCATTAACTTTTTTTATTACAGCTATTTTAATATCTTTATTACTTAAGGTATCAATTTTATCTAAATTATATTGCTTAGCAATGTCAAGCATTTTAACACGTTCTTTTACTGCTTCATCAAAGTTAACACTTTTATTAGCTTTTTCATCTGCTAAATCTTTTTCTAATTTATCAACTTTTACTTTCATTGCGTCATATTTTCCTTGCAATGCGTCAAAATTAGCTTTTTCCTTTGTCTTATTTGCTTTCAATGTTTCAAGTTCAATTTTTACTTCTTCTGCACATTCATATTCTAAGCCATTATCAAGTCTAACTTTTGCCATATGTTTTTTATCCTCACTTTCAATTATTTGGTCACCATCCATATTAAGACGAGCATTGCCTGCTCTACCTTTTTGCACAACTGCAAGATGATTGTACCTAATATTTCTTTGTATTGCGTCATAATGTTTACCATCAGGCGTAATACCTGGTGTTTCATCCAAGTCTAATGTATAACCACAAGATAATTCTCTATGTGGTGTATCTAAATTATATAAAGTAATATCTGCTCTAATATTATCTCCATCTTGTTCACCACCAGAAATTACAGTACCTAAAATCGGTATACTTTTTGAATTCTTATTATTAACCATAGCCACATGACCTAGTGTTATAGGCTTTCCTTTAATACTAGCTAAACTATCAGCATTAAAAGCTTCCTCAGGTGGTCTATATTCAATTCTTTCTGAACCATCTGCATTCTGATAGCGAAGAATACCTGTTCTGCCGATTATTGGTTTGTCAATAATAAATCCTTCATCTGTTTTTGTAGCTTTAAAAGTAAATCTATCATATCTTTGCATATTTTCACCTCCTTCCTAAGTAATAGCAACACCATTTATATTATTTAAATCTATAACTGGAATAGCCACACAACGACAGCGAATAGCCATTCCTGGATGTCCATCTATAGGTGGCTTATCCCATCTATATTTTTTCCCATTTCTAGCTTTATGCATTGGTCTAACTCTACTATCTCCAGCAGTACGCCAAATATATTCTTTTATACCAGCTTTAACTTGTCGCATTCTAGTAATTTGACCATTTAATTTCCCTATTTGGTCAACAGCTATTAATATTGCTCGCTTTTCTGTTGTTCCAGTTATCTTTTTTATACTATTAGCTAAATTTTTTGTTAACATACCATTTTGTATAGCTTCTAATATTATTTGCTTTACTTTATCAAAAAATTGTGTTTCAACCGAAGTTATTAAATTTACATTGTCATCAACCCATAAATTCATCAATTCTTGTAAATTAGGTTCTCCTGTAAAAATATCTACACCTATTTTAGATTTAAACGATTTATCTAATTCATTTTTAGTAAACCTACTTATATTTAAAAACATCTGTTCTATTTTTCTAGTTATAAAATCTTTTGCTATTAAAACATAATAATTTTGTTTTATTTTATCCATCACATCGTTAAATGTATCGCTCAAACCATCTAAACGATTTTTATTTATAAATGTTTTAATATTATCAAGCTCTAATACAACAGATTTTTTTAATATTTTTACTAAATTAACCAGTTGCTTTTTATATTCTCTTTCGTATTGATACGGATATCTACATTCATATTGCCTTTTATTCAATAACATCACGTCCTACATTATCTAGTGTTCGGTCCAATTTAAAACCTTGTTCTTCTAAATAATTTCGCAACTCAACATTATCTAAACCACCTATATTAACAAGTGAAGTTAATGCAGAAATATTTTTTTCTTTTGTTTCAGCTTTCATTTTATCTGTTTCAGCTTGCTCTTTTTCTGTTGGAATTGATAATGGATTAAATTTTAAAGACCAAGTATCCGGTAACTTTATTTGATAGTCTTTGCATTTAGATAAAAAATATATAAATTTACTAAGTTGAGGTTTTAAATCTCTACGTTGTAATTTTTGAACCATAGAATAATATTGTTCAAAATCACTATCTCCTGTAGCATTTTGACCACCTGGAGAACGACCAAACAAAATCGTTACAGGTATTTCACTTACAGCAGATAACATAGTTTGCGTTTTATCTAAAATATCTTTTACTCCACTTAAACTAATGCTTTTTATATCATAATCATCATCTTTATCTATAGCTAAGGTGTTTAAGATATTTCTGACCATATCTATATTTTGTAAATAAGTTCGTACTTCATCTTCTCCACCCTCTATAGATAACTTATTTAGTAATCCAGCTATTTTTAAAATGCCTTGTGCCATACGTTCCATAATATCAATAGCAAATTTATTACCTAAGTCATACTTTAGAATTAAAGTATCATAGATATTTTCTAATACCATACCGCCCCAACCATTACGTTCATTTCTCAAAATGTTAGGTACAGTTAATCCATTAAATATAATTAATCTAGAATAATGTATTTCAAAGTAAGCTCCTGTTGCTTCATCACTTATCAAATAGGTTTCAGTCTTTTTATAATTAGTACTATTAAAATCTTCATTCTGTTTTAATGGAATAACTTCTTTTGCGGAGTAAACTCGTATTTCTTCAATTCCATAAATATTATTTTCATCTAGTGGTTTTGTCAGATCTTCAGATAAATCTTTAAATACTGGAAAAATAACTGCACCACCATAACATCTATGCCAATATAAAGCAGTTGCGAATTTTTCTTCACAAGCTAAATCTTCATATAAAGAAAGGATTTTGCTTTCAGCTTCTGATACATCTATATCATCAGAAGTCTTTATACAAAATCCTGCTCTAAGTGCCTCATCTGCTGGGGCTGTAATTATCTTTCTAAATATGCCATTTTCTATAAACAAATTTTCCGACATATTATAAGTTATAAACATTTTTCTTATAATGCCAGTATATCTACTAGGGTCATAACGTATCGTTCCAACTCCATTTACTATATTAATCATGCTATCTAGCCTTTTTATTTTTATCACCTACCTTAAAATACACTAAGATTTCTAACTTTAGTTAAATAATTAAATGCGTCTGAACTAGCGTCAACTAAATCATCATGAATACCATCAGGAAATGCACATAGTTCATTTAAATACATTTTATTCCAATCTCCTCGCAACAAAAAAATATTTCCTTGTTGCCATTGTGCTGCAAATGGTTCTGCTCTATTAATCTTACTACCATTTATTCTTTCAATTTGAACATTAAACCCTGCAAGAAATCTAACATAGGAATGAGCCTGTTCTTTTCCTGCTTGACCTGGGTCTTGAGGAATATGAATATTATTACATCTATAATTTATTTTATCTTGCATAGCTATACGTCTAACAGCTTGCCTTACTCCATTTGCATTCAAACAACCAGTAAAGACATCTAAAATAATAAATTGCCCATTTTTTAAACGTGCCATCAAAACACCAGCCGTTTTATCTGGGCTTCTATTTGTTGGAGTTTCTTCTGTAGCTGCTAAATCCCACGCTCTACAAATAGCTACTATTTTATCTGGTATATTATTTACAACAGATATCTGATTATGTTTAAAATATAATCCACTTGCTGGTCTAATTTTCCAGTTTCCATTTAATAATTGTTCTTTAGTAACTGTATCTTGAGCTTTTAAATTCGCTAAATATCCTTTGTCATTTTCTAATAAAATCTTATTATCATATATTGATGAAGGAATAAATGTAAAGCTTTTTGGCTCAATATTATATTTTTCCAACAGCTCATCTGAATCATCAGACCATATTGGTTCATCATTTACAATTACAAAATAACGTATTTTACCACCACGAGATTGAATAGCATATCCTGTATCTTGGTCTATATACCATTTAATAAAATCTGCTACCCAACTATCAGGGTCAGGATTACAAGTAGCCCTTATATATGGTTTTATTCCCGCAATAGCTGAACGATTACGAGTAAGCATATAAGTAAATTGTTTCCAGCTAAAATGTGTAAGTTCTTCAAATTCAATCAAAGGAATTTGTGCCCCTTGATAATCATAAACAGTTTTGTCGTACTGAAGATGGTTCATTACAATTTTAGCACCGCTAGGAAATCTAAAATATCTATTAGGACTTCGTATATCTTTTGCTCCTAATGCTGTATACATCTCAAGAGCTGTATCCCATAGACCACCAGGAGTGGTAATTTGAGGAGATGTTCGTCTAAATATGATACAAGAAAAATTCTTATTATTTATGTGTCTTAATGGCTCTATTAGTGCAGCATAAGTTTTACCACCACCAGCAGCTCCACCATAAAAAACTATATCTGCTTTGCTAGATAAAAATTGTTCTTGTTTCCCTTTTTGTGGTTTTATAATCATTTTTAGTCCCTGCCATTATCTGGTATATATATTTGAATGGTATTTATAGGATTAGTTTCTTCATCAACTTTATTATCTTGATTTGAATTTATAAATGTAGCTTCTCCACGGCTTAAACGTTCTATTTTAACCGCAGTATCAAATAGACGAATAATTTCATTTGCATTTAGTTTAGATACATCTATTTTCTTTAATGCTTCTACTGCCTTTGCTTGCATAGACATTGCAATAGCGATATGACGTTTAGCCATCTTCTTACGTTCTCTTACAGCAGTTTTATATTCTATCTCCTGGAGTGATTTATCCCATGCTATACAACGTTCTTGCCAATTATATTTTTGTTTCCATTTGTCAACTAATTGCCTACTTTTTGACAACCTTTTAGCAAGCTGACAAATATTCCTATCTTCCATTTCTAAATAGGCTTTAAATGCAGAAAAAGCCTTTTCAGTTTCACCATCTTGTCTTTCCCATGGTCTTAAATTTTCATTTCCCATCACTCTCCCTCCAAATAAAAAAGGTAGGTTTCTAAACCTACCTATCTAATAAAACCTGCAAATGTTATTTTTTTTGGTTTCATATTGTATTTCTTAGCAATTTCCATGCTCTTATTATTAAATAATTTTATATATGGTTCAATATCTGTTTTTGCTTCTGCTCGTGTAATCAAACCTTTTTTGTATGCACATCTAGCTTCAAATGCTCTTTGTTTTATTATTTCTAACATATCATCATCTCCTTGTGCTTGATATGTTAAGGTAAGTACTATTAAATGTCCAGATCTTCATCTGATATTTCTAAAATATCTATATCCCCATATAAATCTCTTATTTTCTTCTGGTCTCCTTTATAAAAAACTAATACATTTTGATGTGTTTTACCTACTTTTCTACTTATTGAAAAACCTCTCCCCATTCTAATTGGTAAAGAACCTAATGTTGTTAATAAAATTATTTCATTATATAATTCCATTCCTGCATTATGAAATGCAGCTATAGTTTCTGATACAAAATTTCTATACATGCCAGTTTTTCTGTTTCTAATATCTCCAACAACAAAACATGCAAAACGATTATCTTTAAGCATATTAACACTATCAAATATTATTTTTCTATACATAGATAAAAAATCTTCATAAGTTTGATTACTTAAATCTTCTTTATCATCACTATATATTTCTAAGTCATAATAAGGCGGGCAACTAAATATAAAATCATACTCATCTTTTGCAAGCGAAGATATATTTAAGCTGTTTCCACATATCCATTTAGGTTTTATATCATCTGTGGATAATAATTCATCACTCTGATTTATATTAGCTTCTATCTGTTCTTTTCGTAAATCAACTCCTGTATATTGCCTGTTCAATTTTGAAGCAATAATACCTCTTACACTACCACCTGCAAATGGGTCTAAAATCTTTGCTTTATCAAAACTAAACCAATAGTACATTAACTCACATAAGACAGGGTCAAATACACTTAATATCCCACCTGTATTAGTAAATTTTAATAAACTATCTTCTTTCATGTATTTATGCAAATAATTATCTGTAAACTCTGTTACTGATAATTTATGACCTAATTCTTTCTCACATTGCTCTTTATATTGATAAAATCTAGGTACTGAACCTGCTGCACTACCTGTCGTTTTAATATTTTCTCTTGATAAATCAGATTTAATGCCATACTTAAACCATGCTCTTTTTCTTTCTTGCCATTGTGCACATCTTGTATTTAATACAGATGTTGGTGGAAATAAAAATTTTTCACTTAATGAAACTTTTTCCAATTCTGAATCACATACTATATCTTCATCTAAGTGTTCAACAATATCATTTATTTCTGACATATCAAAATCAAAAATATTCATATCAATACTATTAATATTAGCTAATTCTTCTTCTAATTTCTCATAATCCCAATCAGCTAATTCAGACACTTTATTATCTACCAAACGAAAAGCTCTTATTTGTTCTTTCGTTAAATCAGAAGCTACAATACAAGGTACTTTATCCATACCCAATTGTTTAGCAGCTTTAAATCTTGTATGACCAGCAACAATTACATTACTACTATCTATTATTATTGGAACTTTAAATCCAAATTGTTTGATACTGTTTGCTACTGGTTCAACAGCCTCATCATTCAGCCTAGGATTATTTTCATATGGAACTATTTTATCTATTGGTTTATAAATAATCTTAATATCCATAAATATACTTCCTTTCCTTATTTTGGGGTATAAAAAAAGCACCTATTTAGGTGCTTTTTCTTTATGATGTATCTCATCCTTTTCTCTATCAACATATTTTATATCATCATCAATTAATAATAAATTAGGTCCATATAAAACTTTACCTAATTCTTCATAATCTTTTATCAATAAATCTTTTCTTATAAATTTAATTAAAATATTAGTGCATATTAAATTCAAAATAGCACAATAATATACATAATAATTATCCTTATTATTACCACCTATAGTTTTTAAATTATTGAATTCTTCCTTACAATTGATATCTTTCTCTAATACTTCCACTATTTCCTTTGTTTTTAATATACTATCTCTTATATCATCAATAGAAGTTTTTATACTATCATCATTAGTAAATAATTTTAAGAAATTTTTTTTATGTTTTTCCCCATCTAAAATAGGAGAATTATATCTATTATCTATTTCAAATTTCTTATCAATTTCTTCAAACTTATCTAGACATTCGGCTATTATAATAACTTCTTTTGATGCATATAATTTTAATCTTGATAATTCTATATTAAATTTTTTTAATGTTATAGCAAATTCTTTACTATATATTATCTTTTCATTATTTGTACCAGAATAAATTACATATTCTATATAAGCTTCAAAAAATTTATTATAATATTCTCTTTTATTTTGTAATAGTTGTTGTTCTCTCTGATTCTTCATTCCATTATTATAAGAATATGCTATTATAACACCGCCAATAGCCATGAAAGCAGTTATTAATTGAGACCAATCTTTTATATCTAAATTTAATAAAAAACTTATATATGTAATTATTAATACAACACTAACAATATATATCAATAAAATCACCTTTGATAAATTATACTCTTACCATATCTTCTATAGATAAAACACCTTCTATTCTAGTTATTTGTTCTGTTATTTTTTTTTGTTTCTTCAAAAATTCTTCAATAATTTCCTCTTTTAATATTAATTTATAAAATATAATAATACTATCACATATATGTGGTATACATAAATTAAGTAAACCCATACAATAACTAATACCATATGGATTTCTATATTTTAAAAATTTATTTTTTCCATTTATACATACAACATTTCTATCTGATATAAATCCATGAGCATCACTTGATAAAGGTCCATATATTTTATTATAAATAGTTTTTACTACTTTTTTATCTTCAGAAAAAGGCGTATTAATCTGATAACACAATTTTGAAAAACTGCTTATTAAAATATTACCATTATTTTTAGAGTAATAATAATACCAATTTTTATACTTATCTTTTTCCATATCCTTTTTATATTTATTTACTAGAATATCATTTTTAATATGTTTTTTTATAGAAGATAATTCTTCATTTCTTTTTGAAACTTCCTCTATCAATAAAGCACTTTTTATATTATATACTAAAGATTTTTCATATGAATTTTCTTGTAAAATATATATCAACTGTACATATACTTCAAAAAATTTTCTAACCAAACAAAATATTGCCTTATTAGAATTTTTATTTGATAAAATATACATACTATCTAATAACTCTGTTAATTCTTTCATTAATCCAGCAATTGTAGAATTAATTAATCCTGTTTGTTTTTTTTGAATATCAGATTGATATATCACTGACATTAATTCAATAAATAAAGTTCTATATTCCTCAAAAAACATTGATACATCTTTAAATTTATCTTTTACATTTACACATAAATCATTAAAATCATCTTCATATAAATTTTTATTTATACTATGATTAATGTATTTCATAAATACTGATATACTTTTTTCTTTTTCCATATCATTTCTCTCCTGTATAATTAATAATAATTTAAAAATACACATCAACATTAGAATATATAATTCTATATCAATATTTATATAAAATCAACTTATAAAATAGTAAAACCGCTGGTATTTTTACCAACGGTTTATCTTTTTTGTTTGCAATTATAATATACCATAAACCCAAAACCATTATCAACCATTATTAACCACGATCGACCACGATTAACCATTATTGACCACACTCTTTTTACTTAATGCTCTTTCTACAACTTCCAAAGCCCTAGGATGCATAGTTTGAACTATATAATTATATGAATAGTTAAGCATACTATATATTTCATCAAAAGACTTAAAGTTCAAATATCTTAATATGAGCAAACGTCTAAGAATTTCATCTTCTGGCTTAAAACTCAAACTCAATATAAAATTACTTATCTCAAACTGTTTGCTTTGATACTCTTGTTTCATTGCTTCAATTTTTTCTTCTTGTTCTATTAGTTTTGCTACATATCCACTAACATCATTTATACCACTATGACCGATATTTTCTTTATAAGAAGTTGTCATCTTGCTTGGTGAGGCTTGTAATTGTTCTAAAATATAATTACATTGAATAATTTTTTCATTGGCTGTATAAGCTTGTTGTAGATATTCTTTAGCCTTATTAACTTTTATTCTGCTTATTTTTCTCATCAATCAATACCTCCATCTATATAAACACTAAAAGGATAGCCTTATTTTAGCTATCCTAATTAGTGGATTTATCCTATTAAAAATATTGTAGTTGCTATTAAACACAATATAATACTTATAATTTTGATTATAGGAATATTTCTTTTATAAAATTCTTGTTCTGTCTTTAATGGTATTCTTACCAACTTAGGTCCATTATTATTCATATTTTCCTACCTTCATTACTTTTTTATTATCTGTTTCCATATCCCAGAAATCAATTCTTAGAATTTTTATATGCAAACGTTTCATCAGTTCTATATTAGCTCGTCTGAAAGCCCTACGACAAAAAGCATAGAAAAAGTTTTCTCGGCTTCTTTTTTCAACAGCTTTTTTATATGTTGTATCTGCATATTGTCCATCATTTGTAAGAGGATTTATCCCTTCCTTTCTCATTCACTCACCAGCCTTTATATTTTTTACTACCTTTTTAGAAAATTCTTTTGCAAATCTATGTTTTAATGTACAGTTATTTTTATTACATGGTTTCTTATTAATCCAACACATATACCCTGTGTCGGCTTCATAATATCGTTCATCACATTGCATAGTCGTTCACACTCTTTGTATTTTTTAACACTTATAAACTTTCTAAATCACCGTGTAATTCTTTCATTTCTTGATAATATTCAATTTTGTGTTGTTCAAATATTTTTTCAAATAAATCTTCATTATCAAATATGTTCCCAATTATTTTTATTTCATTATAAAAAAATTCAACTGATAATATTGCTCCGGTATTATAACCAAACACAAAATTATTATCTTCAAAAACAGCAACAGCACGAGAAGGTTCGTCCCATTCTGGTTTAACTTCTTCCACAATATCTCCTTCAAAAATCTCATTTCCGTTTACATCTTTAAGCCATATTGCTTGCCCCACTGTTTCTGGATTAACTTCATGCATTACTATTGGTCCGGCATTTTCTCCATCAAATATATAATGCCTTATTTTTTCATCTTTCGTATTTTTAAATAAAACTTTTCTAACATATCCACCATAACACCATTTATTTGTATTTATCTCTTTACCTCTAAATAATATTTTCCTCATCTTAATCTCCTATATTTTTAATTCTTATAAAAGTATTGAATAGCTAAATCTAAACCATTTTTTAAAGCTTCATCACTATTTATTTGTTCCATTGTGTATCCCAAATCATTTAAAGTATCTTCTGTATCATAAGTATATGCAAATTCATGACTCCAAAGCTCATAAATAAACATAGATTTTATAAATCCGCTTCCGTCCTTATCTTGTTCTATAGCTTCTTGCTTTTCTTTTCTATGTCTTTGTGTAAGATTTTTTAATTCTTCCTTATCTTTCTTTTTTATAAATCCGCCATAACCAATAGAACAAATATCTTCTCTATTCAATCCATATTCTTTTAATTTCTTTTCAAACTCTTCTTTAGTAGAGGTAAATATATAGAAAATTTTGTCTTTAGCAAATGTATCATATTCCTTTTGATGTTTATTTTTCATTTCTTCATAAGTCATCATTTGTACCTCCATACATATCACTCAAATAAATTATTTTCTTCCTGAAGTTGTTTAATTATATATGGGTCTGTTTCTGTTGTAATATCTGTAATTAATGGAGTTATCGTTATCTCTACTCTAGGATTATACTTATCTAATCCTGCTATTTTTGTGCCGTCCCAGCTTTTTATTATTCTGTCATCAGAAAGAAGCCATGTACAAGTAGTTTTCTTTTTACCATTTATAGTTTTCTGTTCATCAGATAAAATATCTGCTGTAGCTTGCATTAATCCCACAAGGTCAGGATAATGTGCTTTGTCCTGTAGATAATATTTACATGTTAGTTGTACTGGCATTGTATAATGTGGCAATCTATCAGGAGCATAAGATTTTATTAATTGTTTTTTGCAACTAATCTCATACTTTTTATAAGCCTTACTAGGTATAAGAGAAGGCATCTCTTTTTTCTTTCCTTTAATTTTTATCATTGTTGCACTATTTTTCTTAGTTGCTGGTTGACCTAATAAAATAAAAGAAAATGGTGTATTATTCATATCTTTAAAATCCCTTCTATATTGTCGATATCATGAAATAATCAAATCCGCCTGTAATTTTCCCACCATGTGATTTAACTATTCTCTGTTCATCTTTATTCCTAATTTTTATCAATCCATTATCTTGTCTATATTTAGCTATCTTCAATAGTTCATCTATTTTATCTGTATCATAGTAATAAGCTACAAGTGCATAATTATCTATTCCCGTTCTTTTTTTTAATAAATCAATATCACTTCTTCGCTTTTGCAACATAGCATTTTTTTCATCATCTATTTTTTTCTGCTCTTTTTTTGCTATTTTATTTTCATTTTTAATGCTATTGAAATGCCATAACTCTTTATGTGTTTGATAATATCCCTTAAACCTGCATTTTTGTGAACAATATCTTGCTTTACCTGTTTTACTCTCAAACTCTTTACCACAGATACATATCTTTTTCATAGTTATACCGCCTTTTGACCTAATACTATTTGCTTATATTCACCTATGAATGTTAATAAATTCTTATTTTTAGGAGTATTATCTATAATCTGCAATGTTACTTTATTTTCATATTGGTCATTAGTACGTTTTACAATGCGGTTATATACTTTCATAAATCTATCAGCAACGTTATAATCTCCGCCACAAATATTCCTAGAACCAATTATTTTTATAGTTTCTTCAATTGCTGGGTGCGACCATTTTTGATTAGGTTTGTAAAAATCTATTTTACTTCGTACTTCTTGCCATGCTTCATAATCACTAGGAGCATTAATTTTATTTTCTCCGTTCACTATTTCCTTTACTGTGTTTATTATTTCGCCTGGCAATGGTACGGTTGGTATCTTCTTATCTCGAAGTATTTTTAATACTGCTTGTTGTCCTAATTCAAAAGAAATATCAGGCATTATAATTGCCCATGCTTTCGCTGTGGCACTTAAATCTTTATCTTGTATATTTGGCATTGTTGCTACAACATAACTTAAAAGAGTAGCTGCTTCTTTCACATTCATCTTTCTTCACCCTTCCATAAGAGCCATTAAACTATCTACAGCTTTATTAACTTTAGGCTTATTTTCTTGTTTTAATTTTAACGGCGGTTTCTTGCCATATTTTGCCCAACTTCGTAAAATCCCTCTAGCATATTTCATGAAAGCCACATCTTTGAGATGACTCATGTTTATCTGGGTTTCTTGCATTGCCCTTAATGTATCATCTTTCCCATGTACTTCTACACAATCCGATAAAACCATAAGAGCATTAGGACTTAAATCAACTGCTACGTTATTTTTATAAAAGTCGATAGCCTCATGTGCGTGCGTATATAAAAAATATATATTATTCTCTATATCTCTATTACTCTTATTAGGGTTTTGTTTTAGGTTTGGTATTGGGTTTGTATTTAGGTTTTGAATTAGGTTTGATTTTAGGTTTGTATTTTCTGTTATGAGGTCGTAAGAGTTCGCATTATTATTGAGTTCTTGGGTTTCATTTAGGTTTTGTTTTAGGTTTGTATTTGGGTTTGGTTTTGGGTTTTGGATTAGGTTTTGATTTAGGTTTGGTGTTACATTTTCAACATAATTTTTTATTAAAGCATATGTTGAGCTTTTACCTCGTGTCTTACTGGGAATATATTCTATCAATCCTGCTTCAATAAGTTTTTTTCGTTTATCATTTAACTTACTATAATTTTTCAAATTAGCTTCTATCATCAATGTATTATTATCTATATTAAATTGAGTAGGTCGCCTAAGATAATTCCATTTGTCCCATAATACCCAATATAAAATCTGGGTATCGTTATCTAATTTACTAGCATAATTAGAACGAAAAAAAATTATCAAAGATAAAGGTTTTAATTCCATATTTTTTACCTCGTGGATAGGTGCTTGTCTTTATGGCAAGCACCTTTTCCTATTTATTGTGCCACTGTTGGCATTTGTACAACATTATTTGGTTTTGGTACATCAACTACAGATACATCGTTAGCTGTTGTTTCTGCTTCAGTATCTTCTCCAAATAAGGAAATTTGATTTCTCTTACCATCTAAATACTTGCGTGCTTCTTGTTCAAATGCCCAAAGAGCGTCAACCGCTTCTTGATTAAAAAACCCAGCTTGACTTGCTTCTACTTCATCAGAAGGACATTTCATAAGAGGTGTATTTACTACTATCTCTCTATCAGCAGAAGGCACATAAAACATGCTAGAAATAACTGCTGACATTGTTTTATCTTCTGCATACTTGAAACTTACCGCATAAGGTTTTATACGTTTTATAAGTAATGCTCCTAATCCTAAAATATTTAATGTTGGTTTAGTTAAATTTTTTAATGCTGTAAAAAATTCTGGTGCAGGTTCATCATTAAATATAGATGTATGATATGATGGCTTTTTATTTTCATTTGTCCTCATATATTCAATAGTTAATTTACCGGAACTTTCCTGATATTTAATCTTATTAATAGTTACATTACTCATTTTGTTCTTGCCTCCATATTCTTTTTAGTTAACTTATAAATTTTTGCTATATCTTTAGTTAATGCTATAGATTGTAAAATATATTTTTTTAAAAATGTAAATTTCCCAGTATTATGAATCTCATTATGATGTACCCTACAAAGCGGTAATACTTGCATTCCTACCTGTGGTATTTCTTTTCTATTCCTACCAGCTCCTATAGCATCCACATGATGAAGTTCTGCTTTTTTACCACACACTGCACATCTTTTCTTCATTAAACAAGCCCATACATATTTAGGAATATCTTCACATAATTCATATAAAGGTTCTCCTATATCTATATCATGAAGTATACAAAAATCTATTAAATACGTTATATATAATCTAGCTACTTCTACACTACAATTCGATAAAGAAAAATCTGTGTCAAAACTACATGGAACATGACCATTAAACATTTGTTTAGTTATTTCTTTTGTAGCTTCTAATGGAGTATATCCCCACCATGCTGAAATATATCCCAATAAAACAAAAGCTTTTCTTCTTTGAGCCATACTTATTTTTCTACTATCTGGTATTTCAACAATAATTTTTTTAGCTGTTTTTGTAATCTCATTATCTTCACAAGGAATGAAGGCGATTACACCGCCTTCAGTTCGCTTTACAATTTTTCCATACTTAATCATTAAAACGGAATTTCTTCTCCAAAGTTTTCAGCTAAATTATTATTGTTTTCTAATACTTTTTTTACAGGTGGTTCAATCTCTGTAATTCCTTCTACTGGTCTAATTGATATTAATTTAACAGTAGTAGATAATCCGCCATTACGATTAATATATTCTTCTTCTCTAAATACTCCACCAAATAATTTTCCTTCTAAACTTTTTTCATTCCAATTCCAACTATATCCTGGATTTGATTTCTCAATGTTTAATAACATTCCTTTAAAACGTCCCATACTATCGCCTTCTGTAAGCTGATAATATGAACCTCTCCATTTGGCTTGTTCTTTATTTCGTTCTTGCTCTTGTAAATATTGATTTAAATAAAAATCTTTATATTCACCTTCTGCAATATCTATTGCAAGTTTTAACATCTCTTTTCCATTCTTAGATTTAGTACATTCAGCTCTAACAATGCTACATACATAACCACCAGCAGGTAATTTTTTATATTCTCCTGTAATAGCTTCTACACTATCCCAATTTGCAGGCTTATTCATCATCATTAATTACTCCTCATCATTTTCATATTTTATTAATTGTTCAATTACAGTTTTTATATCATTAGGTATCTCTTTATCAAAACACCCCATAGGACTTTTTGCTGTGGAATGATTAGCATATGTTTCAAATACATAGTTACCATCAACTGCTTTAGCTAACAATACTGTTGTAAATTTGCTCTCTAAAACGATTTTATCTAGCTTTTTGCCACTAGTTTTTATACGTGTAAAATAAAAACCACTGTCATCTCTATCTGTTTGAGAATGTGCAATACATACAACCGTTAAATCATCTCTTAATAAATGCAATTTGGAAATTAGTCTCCATATACAGGTAGCTAAATCTTGCCATTTATCATAATTTTTTTCTTTCATACGAGCCATTTCATCATCAACCATAATGGCATTTATAGTATCTATTACAAGAACTTTTATATCTTTAAAATCTGTATCAATTCTACTAATAACATTTTCTATAGCACCTACATTTGAAGTTTGAACATAATTTTTATTTTCTGTATTATATTTCTTTTTCCAACCCTTCCAGCTAAGACCTTTTCTATCTGCATCAATAATAAATGTAGTTTTATAATCAAGATTACGAAGGCTGGTAGTTTTACCAGCTCCGCTTTCGCCCATTATACAAACAACTCTACTCATTTAAAGCACCTCATTTTATTTGAATATTTTGTTTTGTAATTATCTGAACACCATTTATAACAGCACCTTGCTTTATTGATTTTTTTAATGCCACTTTATCAATTTTAGGTTCTTGTGATATTAAATATTCTGTTGGTATATGCTCTATAGAATTAATTTCTAATTGTTCAGACTTTCTAAAGCTAACTACAACTTTTGCAGTTTCAAATTTATGTCCTTCTAAGTTATCAGCTAAATATTTTTTTAATCCTTCTACTTTATTATTAAGAACTCTTTTTCTATTGGTTAAATTTTTAGCTTCCTCATCAATCGCTTTTGCTTCTGCACTTAGATTTTTTATATATAAAGCCACATTTTCTCGCTTGTCAGTTAAAACCATATTTAATTCATCAAGACGAGTAGGATTTATTATCTCTCCTGTCTCCATGTCCACACATTCTTCAATAGCCTTTTCAAATTCTTGTTTTATTTCATATAAATTCATCACGCCACAGCCTTTCTATTTGTTATTATCTGCACATCTGGTGGTAAAATATCTGCATAACCATTACCTTTATCATCAAAATATTCAATATGCCAACGGTTATTATCAAAATATATATCACTTAATCTACCGTTTAAAATATTTTTATATTCCCAATCAGTTATACAATTAGTTGCTATAATTAAGATGGGTTTTACATCATTTTTATATTCATAGATAGCAATTGTTTTCATTTTTTTACTCCTATGTTATACTTAAATTACTAATAAATTTTTATATAGTTGCTTATCTGATTGCCGTCATTTAAGCAACTTTTTTCTTCTAGCCTGCATTTGCTTAATTGCTTTGTAGGCTTTTTTTAACATAACTAAATCAAAATATCCGAAGTGACATTCTTCTACAGGTATGCCTAATATTTTAGCCATTTCAGAATATACTTTTTTGCGTTTCTTACTACTGTTTGATTTTCCTTGCCAAAAACTATCAAACTGTTGATGACATATATGCTTTAATCTTCGCATTTCTGAATTAGCTAATATACCAAATGCTTCTTTTGGTCTTGGTTTATGTGTTCCTACATAAGCCCCACAATTAGTACATAGATAACATTTACCGCTACCATAACTTTTGCCATGATATATATTTCTATTATCTGTGTATATTACCTTACCACCACATAAATTACACACTTTAGGATAAAGATTTATTTTAGAATGGAAACCATTCACCATAAGAAATAGCCCCTTCCAAATAAAATTTACTGCTTTTATCTAATTCATTTTTAGGTAAATAATCCCCATATACATCAATAAAATTATTCCCTTCAATATCTTTGAAAACAATATCTTCATTTAAATCATCTTGTACTCTAACATGATAATTTAATTTCAAAGCCTTAATACATTCAGATATAGATATCTCTCTATCTTCATTTAAAATTTTTTCTTTAAATACCCAGTCTTGAGTAATATCCGTTATTTTACCTTTAATAGCTTTACACGGTATTATTTCTCCTTGTTTATTTCTTATTAGAGCAATCATTTTTTTCTTCTCCTTTTTATTCTTTGAATAAATGCATAACATTGACGGTCATCAGCACATACTGGAACAGCAAGACCGCATATTAAATGCAATATATGCACCTGCCCTTTATTCAATTTTTTACCGCACCGCCAACATTTCATACTAAATCACCTTTAATTTTGGTTTTCCTTGAACAAATGCTAATACACTATTAAATTTGTATCGCACCATTTTACCTTCTCTTATTTCTTCAAATACACCACGATATCCAAGTTCTCTAACCATACTAGGTTTTAAACCTGTAAATTCTTCAACTTGTTTTGCAGTAGATATGCCAGCAGGTGAACAATACTTGCTATAATCATTTTTACCGCTTAATTGTTGTCTTAGTAACGCATTTTCTTCTTTTAATGCTTTGTTTTCATCTACCAATCGCTTAGCCTCATTTAAAAAAGAATTATCAAACATTTTTTCACCTCTCTTTCATTGGTGCGTACCAAGCACCATAGCAGAAATCACTTGCAAACCTCCCTACCATAATAAATTTGTTAAGAAGATTATCGTTAAAGATTTGCCATTTTCTTTTTTTATTTTTTGTTATGTTAATAACCTTTCTGCTATGGCTTGCTACGCACCAATTTTTTAAACTAAGCACTACGAACCGACCTTTTTGATTTCTCTTATTCTTTAATTTTTATCGTGTTTGTGCTATAATATTTTTACAAAGAATTTAATTATTATATGCTGGACTGTTTATTAAATGGTTCAGCTTTTTTATTTTTACAAAACTTTAATATCAAAATATCTTTTGTCATCAGCCTAAATGTATTCAATATTTGTTTATATTTAGGCTGTTCTTTTTTATCTATTTTTCCATCAGCACCAATTTCAATTAAGTCATCTATACATTTGTTAGATTTCTTTATATTGGTTATAAAACTTAAGACAGTTTCCGAAAAACTTTTATTTTCAATAGGGGCAAGCAATTTTTGTCCTAATTTGTAAGTTAATAAATATTGATACCCTATATATTCACTACCATAAATCTCAACAATATCATTCATTTTATCTATGGTTGGTCTTATTTGATTAGCTTCATATTTTGCCAATGTCCTAACACTTATATCTAATAATTCACTTGCTTGTTCTTGTGTATAACCTGCACTTTTTCGTGCTTCTATAAGTAGTAATCCGAAATCTTTTATCATGGTTTATTACCTCAATTAGAATTACAATAAAATTAATAGTACATATGGTTGCTACCCACTAAATAAGCTATAAGTTACAATAATAACGGTTTAATCAAAACCCACCGCCAAGCGTTCGTTGTAATATGCGATTTTAATTAAGTTTTTCTTCCATACTTTGTATTGATTTTAACTATTTATTTTTTCTTTTAATTGTTCTACGTCAGTCATGATATTATTCTTTTATTTCAATAAATCATTTATCTTTACATTTAAAACCTTTGCAATAGCAATAATTGTATTAACACCAGGATTTTTTCTTTTTCCAGATTCAATATCACTAATAGTTGATTGTGGAATTTTAGCTAAATTTGCTAATTCGTTTTGAGATAAACCTTTCACATTTCTAAAATAAGAAATATTATTTGATAAAGATTCTTTCATATATTTATACCTCCTTATCTGATTTATTATAACCATTCTATCTTAAAACAGATAAAACGTCAATCTGTTTTAAGATAGAAAATAATAAAAAATTTATGGTATAATCTGAATTAAGATTAATAATTGAAAGTAGTTGATTTTATGACTCTAGGTCAAAGAATAAAAGAAGAACGAACGAAACAAGGCATTAGCATGAATAAGCTTGCTAAATCTGTAGGAATTGCACAATCAGGATTAAGTGATTTAGAAGCAGGAAAACGACAGGTATCTTTTGAAACTGCTATCAAATTAATTGAAGCTTTAGGATTTAAACCACATGAATTTTTTTCTAATGAAATACCAACTCAATCACCAGAAATAACTCGCTTATTAAAAGCAGCTAAAAAACTACCTAACAAAGAATTAGAATTATTAATTAAGCTTATTGAATTACGAATTAAAGATTTTTCATGAGTGGTGATATATATGAACTATTTTTTTTAATTTTTTAAAAGTAATGAATCTGTATTTGCAGGTGGTATTTCAATTCTTATTTGTCTCGTTTGTTGGATATTACCAGCCAATACACTTATTGCCTTTTGGCATCTAGTTAGCATAAGTTCCTTTTTATTATTAATTATTTGGTATTTATTGATACAACAATATAATACAAAAATAAATTACGACAAAAAAAATGATGATTATGAGAAAAAATTTAATGAACAATTAAAAAAACTTATCTTTAAAACTCAAATTGTTAATTTTGAAAAAGATAGAAGAATGATATTATTCAAAACGAACATAAATAATATCATTTTAACTAATATGTTAATAACAATGTATGAAGTTCGAAATGGATATGAAACCAGAATTGGTATATTAAAAATACATCATATTCAGGAAAACGATATAATTCAAGCAGATATTATTTCCCTAAACAATAATATTAATATATCTTCATTACACAAAGAAAATATTGTTATAAAACTTGGTATTTCTAATGAATCATTAAACGAATTATTAAATAACCGAAGATATTCCCAATAATTATTTCTTTTTGTAATACATCTCAATCTAGTTTTAAAACTTCTTTGTTAAAAATAAAATTCTAATTTTTTTCATAAAATATTTTTCTTATACAAATAATGAAAGTAGGTTTTAATATGACAGATAATAAAATTTTTAAAATAATAAAAGTCTCTGATGATAACTTAAAAATTGTCATTAACGCTGGTGAAAATAAAGGTATAAAAATAGGTATGAAATTTATTGTTTACGCTAAAGGAGAAGAACTTTTTGATCCTGATACCAATGAATCATTAGGAAGATTGGAAATAACTAAAGGCATGGGTAAAGTTACACATGTTCAAGAGAAAATTTCTACATTAGAGTCTGCAAATATAAAAACGATAGCACCAAAAAAAACAATAAAACGTCCTAATCCAAACTCTTTAATATATCCTAATTCTTTAATGTTTTCTTATAACCAATTATATGAAGAAGTAAGCTATGGAGAAGGTAAAACCATTACTAATCCTTTTAATGATCCCTGTGTAGGTGATTTTGTAAAATATATACCTGAATAAATTTTCCTTTCTTTTTTCTAGCGTGTACCACGCACCCAACAATATTGTTTACTTTTTAGGGGAAAGTAATTTTTGCCATTAGATTTTTTATTGCTGGGTCAGTGCTACACGCTAGATGTTCAAAAAATTAACACTTGTTTTTAAAAAAATCATTAATTCTACAATTTAAAGCTTTTGCAAGCTTGGGTAAATCACTAGCTTTCGGTGAACAATATCCAATTTCCCATTGTGAAACTCTACTACGTTCAATTCCTAATTTATTAGCTAATTGTTTTTGTGTTATACCTCTTTTTTTTCTTAATTCTTTTATATTAAACATTTTTTCACCTCTCAATCTGTTACAAATCTTAACTACATTTTTATTATATGTTAATATTTTGAACTTATCAATATATTTTGTTAAAAAAATTAACATCTGTTCAGGTTAAAAAAATTAACATATAATTATAAAAAGAGGTGATATGATGTCAACAATAGCAGAACGTATACGCGAATTACGTGAAAAAAAAGGTTTATCACAAAGTGAAGTAGCTAAACTTCTAGGAATGAATCGTACAACGTATGTTCACTATGAAACAGGATATTCAAAACCTACTAAAAAATTAAAAGATTTATGTGCCTTGTTTAATGTATCAGCAGATTATATTCTTGGAAATGATACAAATGCATCTAATACACAAATAGAAAATAAACCAAAAGATTTAATTAAATTGTTAGAAAAAGAAGAATATACTCTAAATGGTGTATTAGTAACACCAGAAGATAAAGAAAAACTAAAACGTATAATCGAAGCTGCCTTTTGGGACGCAAAAGAAAAAAATAAACGTAAGAAGTGATTTTTATGTTAAATCTAAAATTGCGTGCCAAAAATCTAGTAAAAAAATATGGCACATCAGACCCATACTATATTGCTAGAGAGCTAAAATTTGAAATAGTATTTTGTGATATGCCATATAAAATAAATGGAATGTGGCGACGCATTTTAAGACGCAAATATATTTTTATTGATGAAAACTTAAACGAATGGCAGAAAAAGCTGTTTTATGTCATGAGCTAGGACATTTTTTATGCCATAAAGGTTACTCCAGTTATAATATTGCTGGTAGAACATTTTTCCAAAACACACGCAAAGAAAACGAAGCTAATACATTTAGTGCCGAATTGATGTCCTATTCTAGTGATATTGATAAACAATACATTATCCATTTTCTAGAATTAGGACATAAAAAATAATTATTATATATACTCATAGTTATAAACTTTATTTTTATAAATTAATATTTACATAGGAGATGAGTTTATGGATTTTATCGACCAAATTAAACTTTTATCAAAACGAGTAGAACAAATAAAAGAACAAATTCAAACAGAAGAAGCTACAAAAATGTCTTTAATTATGCCTTTATTCCAAGCTTTAGGATATGATGTATTTAATCCTATGGAATTTGTACCAGAATATGTTGCTGATGTAGGTATAAAAAAAGGTGAAAAAGTAGATTATGCTATTTTAACAGATGGAGAACCAACTATATTAATAGAAGCCAAATGGTGTGGTGAACCATTAGACAAGCATGGTAATCAACTATTTCGATATTTTACTACAACAAAAGCAAAATTTGGTATATTAACTAATGGTGTAGAATACCGCTTTTTCACAGATTTAGATGAACCAAATAAAATGGACGAAAAGCCATTTTTTGAATTTAATATCACTCAAATAAAAGAACAAGATATCAATGAATTAAAAAAATTCCATAAAGCTAATTTTGATGTAGATGCTGTATTTAGTGCAGCAGAAGATTTAAAATACACAAACCAAATAAAACTTTTATTAAAAAGACAATTAAATGAACCTGAAGATAATTTTATAAATTATATATTAAATGAAATTTATGATGGCAGAAAGACACAAACCATACTTGATAAATTTAAACCTGTTATAAAAAAATCATTTAATCAATTTGTAAATGACTTAATGAGTGATAGATTAAATGCTGCATTAAATAAAGCTAATAATGATAATACAACTAAAGTAGATATTTCATCTACTTCTTTAAGTACTGATGAAAATATAGAATCTACTACAGAAACTACAGAAGATAACAAACCTAAAATTACAACAACACAAGAAGAATTAGATGGTTTTGCTATTGTAAAAGCTATATTACACAAAACTCTAGATGTTAATAGAATTTTTTATCGTGATACTGCAAGTTATTTTGGTATTCTCTGTGATAATAAGAATTATAAATGGATTTGTCGATTAAGAGTAGAAACATCTACAAAATATTTAATTTTACCTGATGGTACTGGTAGCGGTAAAAAATGTCCAATATCAAATATTAATGATATATTTAACTACGAAAATGAATTAATTGAATCTGCTAAACGTTTCATTGAAGAAGCTACTGAATAAAAAATAAAGCACTAGAATATCTAGTGCTTTATTAACAAAGAGGCAATATCATGAAAAAAATACTAAATGATAGGAATGATTATTTTGGATTCTATAATAAATAAATTAATAACTAAAAGTCAAGAAGCTTTTATAGTAGCAATAGAATTATATAATAAACCTACAATAAAATATCGTGTTGAAGGATTTAGTTTTTTTATTTGTAACGCTTGGGAATTAATGTTAAAAGCATATATGATAAAAAAAGATGGTAATAACAGTATTTATTACAAAGATAATCCTAATCGTACAATAACTTTAGAAAACTGTATTTCTAAAATTTTTACTAATAATAAAGATCCACTACGTATAAATCTTGAAAAAATAATTGAATTAAGAAATATTAGTACACATTTTATTACTGAAGAATATGAACAAATTTATATACCTTTATTTCAAGCCTGTGTAATAAATTATACTAACAAGCTATTAGAATTTTTCGATATAGATATTACTGAACAACTAAATTCTAACTTTTTAACCTTAGCAGTTAAATTATCTAATATAAAAGAAGCTGATATACAAGCTAGATATCCTAAAGAAATTGCTAATAAATTATTAAAATCACTTGCTGATATAAATGAAAATATCCCCCAAATAAATAATTCCAATTTTGCTATTACTATACGACATGATTTTGTTTTAACTAAAGATAAAAAACATGCAACCACTACTTTTTCTATCGCCAAAACTGCCGAACAAGCTGCATATATTATAAAAGACTCAAAAGATATGCAATTAACATGTCCATACAATACAAAACGTTGTGTTGAAATGATTAATAATTGGATAAGAAAAGACAATATAAACTTTATAAATCCTAATTATACAAATGAAGAAAAAAAACATATATTTAATACTTTTCATTTTAATCTATTTGTAAAATTTTACAATTTAAAAGAAAATAATAAATATTGCTATCAATATACTAGAAATAAACAGCCTAATTATACGTATAGTAACCAAGCTTTAGATTTAATCTATTCTGAAATAAAAAAAGACCCTGAAAATATTATTCAGAGTCTAAGAAAATCAATAAAAAAATAAGTCAACCCCAGGGGCAAAGGAAATTCTAAGCAGATGCCTACTCCCATTCGGGAACCCAGCCTTATCCATCACAAGTTGACTTTGTACCTTTATTATATCAAATAATAATCAGAAGTCAATGCCCCCTTCTTAATAAAGGCTAACTTAATAGCCTTTATTTATTACCTATAAAGTTCGGAAAACCGAATAATATTGATGTTACAATAAATATAACTATATAACTATATTTTTAATTATTACTGTAAATTAGTATTTTTGGCCAAAAGAAAATAGCCAAACAAAAGTATCTATAGAAAGGACTGATCAGATATGGCAACACAAGGTAAAATATTAGTTTATAAAAGACAAGGGAAAAAAGGCACTACCTACACATATAGACTAGAAGCAGGTCGCGACCCTATCACAGGAAAAAGAAAACGTGTTTCTAAAAGTGGATTTAAAACAGCTAAAGAAGCTCGAGCTGCTGCACAACCTATACTCAATAAATTATTACTTGGAAAAAACGTAATTGAAAGTAATATTACATTTAAAGAATATGCTGATGAATGGATAAAAGAATATAGTTTACATCTAAAAAAGGCTAGTCTACCTACTTTAATAAGCAATGTAAAAATTGGGATTAAATATTTTGGTAATAAAAAAATAAAAGATATAACAATCCATGATTATCAATCATTTCTAAATAATTACGCTATCGGACGAAAAAAATCAACACTAGAAAGAGCCCATGTTATATTGAAAAATTTATTCAATACAGCTGTAAAATATTCCATTATAAATTCAAATCCAGCAGATAATATTATAATGCCTAAAATAGAACCAACAAAAAAAGATATAACATCTATGTATTTAACTAAAAATGAACTATTAAATTTTTTGGATTTTGCTAAAAATTATAAAGGCTATGGTAGTAACTATTTTTATCCATTATGTTTAACACTTGCATTTACTGGTATTCGTCTTGGTGAAGCATGTGCTTTACTATGGGATAATATTGATATTGAAAATAAAATAATAAAAATTGAATCTAGTATGTATTCTAAAAACCAAAATGAATACGAACGACAAAATTCGCCTAAAAATTTATCTAGTATTAGAACTATAATAATTGGCAATACACTAGCAACAGAATTAAAAAAATGGAAAACAGAACAACTAACTTTACGTGTTCTTTATGGCACACGTAACAATAAACCAAATTTAGATTTTGTATTTACAAGATTTGAAAAAACAAAATTTAAAGAAATTGCAGTTTTACAACCAACTGTACAATTAATTTTTACAAAAATAAATAAAAAGCATTTATTTAATAAAAAAATTTATGCTCATTTATTTCGTCATACACATGTATCTTTATTAGCTGAAGCTGGTAATATAAGTTTAGAATCAATCCAACAAAGATTAGGTCATTCTAGTGATGAAACAACTCGCAAAATATATCTTCATATAACAGAAAAATCTAAATTAGATACAGCAAATACGTTTGAAAATTATATGACTAAATAA